CTACTTTCATAACAGATGGTACAATAGTGCCTTTACAGATACTAACTCACTCTGAGTGTCTGGAGATTATGGAAACTCCAGAGTGGAGTAACATTATAGAAGAATGAGTACACAAATAAACATATTATCATCTAACCAATCAATATTGGCTAATGATCCAATGCTTACTGATGCATTTGGTAGAATAAGAGTAGCACAACCATTAACATTATTTGATTCTTCTCATAGATACAGAGATAATGGTTTATGGAATACTTCTACTGCTAGTGGAGGTACTGCTGTATTTATGCCAAATGAAGGACTGGTAGACTTAAATGTAGATACTACTAATGGTTCAGAAGTATTAAGAGAGACTGCAAAAGTATTTTCATATCAACCAGGAAAGTCATTACTGGTGATGAATACATTTGTAATGGCTAAACCACAACCAGGATTAAGACAAAGAGTAGGTTATTATGGAATAGAGAATGGTATTTATATTCAGTTAGATAATGACATTTTAAGTTTTGTAGAAAGAAGTGTTGTCACAGGTGTTGTAACTGAAAGTATTGTACCTCAAGATTCTTGGAATGCAGATAAGATGGATGGCAGTGGTCCTTCAGGAATAATTTTAGATATCAGGATGGCTCAGATTCTATTCATGGATATAGAGTGGTTAGGAGAAGGAACTGTAAGAATAGGTTTTGTAATAGATGGTAACTTTATAGTTTGTCATAGATTTAATCATGCAAACTATATTACATCTACTTATATTACTACAGCTTCATTACCATTAAGATATGAGATAACTAACACAGATGCTACAGCAAGTGTAAGTACATTAAAACAAGTATGTTCTACTGTAATATCTGAAGGAGGTTATGAGTTAAGAGGAGCGCAACAAGCTGTTGGTACTCCAATACTTACTCCAAGTACATTTCCTGCAGCAGGAACATTTTATCCTATTGTAGGTATTAGATTAAGATCTACTAGATTAGATGCTGTTGTTATTCTTACTGCTGTATCTTTATTAGGATTAGGTAATGGTAAAAACTATGCTTGGAGAATTTTAAACGGAACCAAAATAGCTGGTGGAGCTTGGGCCCCTGCTGCAGCTGATTCTTCTGTTGAATATAATCTTACAGGTACATCAACTACAGGTGGTAGAGTATTAGCACAAGGATATATAAATTCATCTAATCAAGGTTCTCCAAGTATGGATATATTAAAAGAGGCATTATTTGCAGCTCAATTAGAAAGAAATACTTTTACAGGAACACCTTTTGAAATAGTAATTGAAATGGCTATTGATACTATAGGAGGAACTTTAGGAGCTTATGCTTCTATAGACTGGGAAGAAATCAGTAGATAAATAAAAGATCAATGGGAGCTAATATATATTTAGGCAAAGTATTAAGTTCAGGAACTAAGGGATGTACTATTATACTTCCTACTACTCCTGCTATTGATCCTGATGCACAGGCATTTTTAACTGCTGCTGGTATTACTGATGCAACTATATCAAGTGCTATTAATACTTTAGTTATTGACTTTAAAGGATATGGTGTATGGTCTAAAATTAAGGCTTACTATCCAATGGTAGGGGGAACTTCATTTGCTCATAAGTTTAACCTAAAAGACCCACGAGATTTAGATGCAGCATTTAGAGGTATTTTTGTTGGAGGGTGGACACATTCAAGTAACGGTGCTTTACCTAATGGAGTTAATGCATACATGGATACTAGGTTATTTCCATTTAGTATATTAACTAATAATATTAGTTTAGGTTATTATTCAAGAACAAATGTAAATGCAACATCAACAGCTTGTGATATAGGAGTTACATCTGGACCATCTGGTCCCGATTATTTGTTTTTATTCCCAAGGTTAAACAATGTTACATGGTACACAATTCTTGAAAGTGGTACTTATACAACAGCAGCAGATACAAATTCAGCTGCATTTTATATAGGTACAAGAAATGGTACTACAGTAAAAGGATTTAAAAATGGAACTAATGTAGCAAGTAGAACAGGTATAGCTGTACAACCAAGAACAAATGCACCAATTTACTTAGGTGCAATAAATTTATCAAGTACTGTTGGTGCAAGTTGGTTTAGTTCAAGAGAATCTGCATCAGCAGTCATAGCTGATGCATTTACAGATATAGAATCAACTAATATTTCAATAGCAATACAAACTTTTAACACAACTTTAGGTAGACAAGTATGATACAAGTAGGACTTTTAACAGAGGTACAAAAAGACGAATTAGTAGGTCAACTATATGACTTAGATTCTTATTTCAACCCTATTCAAGACTTAAATGATAATTGGGTTATATCAGTTGAAGAAATGGATCAGTGTGTTAATCCTGAGTATCTTTGGGTTAAAGACCTTGACTTAATTCCTTACGAACCAAAACCAACACCACCATTCCCACTAACTGAATAAGTAAAAATACTTAGTAACCTATTGTAGTTTCATTTATTTTTTGTATATTATTATATATTTATAATTTTAAAACAATGGAAAACTGGGTAATTACAATAATCATTTTTATAGCTAGTTCAATTTTTGCTATATTTGGATACTTTTTAAAAATGATACATTCTGATGTTAGAAAAAATACAGAAGAACTAGGAAAACTAAAAGGCAAAATAGAACTAGTACAACAAGAGAATCAAATAAAATATCAAGCACTGCAAGAACTCACACAGCTTGAAATTAAAAACTTAGCAAAGAATGTAAGTGAATTATCAGATGCCGTAAAGTTATTTATAATAAATAATAGACATGACTAATATAAAAAAAAGATGGAATGCCCCAACTCCTAAGTTCTGGAAGAAGGTGCAAAACATTGCAATTGCAGCAGGAGCTGTAGCAGGAGTTATCATTGCTGCTCCAATTGCATTACCAGCAGCTGTAGTAACAGCAGCAACATATGTAGTAACTGCTGGAACTGTAGCAGCTACATTAGCACAACTTACTGTTGAAGATGCTAAAGAAATATAAACCCCTAAATAACCAACAATGTCAAAAAAAGAAAAAAAAGTAGAAGACTTTGAAGTAGAAGTAAAGACTAAGAAAGTAAAAGTCAAAGCTAAAAAAGAAGGTAAGAAAGTTAATGTAACAGTTGATACACCTAAAGTAGATGTTGAACTCAACAAAGATGAAGAAAAGAAAGAGTTCAAATATGATAGTGAAAAGCTAGATGTAAATGTTACTAAAACAACTGAGGGTACTGAAGTTACTGTAGATGCAAAGAACTCAGTACTTAGAAGAGTTGGTAACTGGCTTGGAAAATTTTATGCTAAAAAATTTAATAAAGAAAAGAAATGACTGTATTAAAGAAAGGCAGCAAAGGTGAATCAGTAAAAACTTTGCAAGAATTTTTGAAACTAACTACAGATGGAATATTTGGTCCTAAGACAGAGTCTGCAGTAAAATCATATCAAAAGAAAAATGGTCTAGTAGCAGACGGTGTTGTGGGTCCTAAGACTTGGGCTCACATGGGTATCCTTAATACAGACAATGCAGAGAATCTAGAAGTAGAAAAAGCTTTAGAGATTAAGAAACATTACATGACTCCGGGTACTTATTTTGCCGGCCCTGTTCCAAAACAGTGGATATTCTTACATCATACAGCAGGATGGGAAAATCCTTATCAAGTAGCTGATATGTGGGCAAGAGATGATAGAGGTAATGTAGCTACTGAATTTATCCTAGGTGGACAGTCTGTAAAAGATGGTTCTACTAAATATGATGGAGAACTTATTCAATGTTTTCCAGAAGGAGGATATGGGTGGCACACAGGTACAGGTAACTCTGTTATGCATAGAAACTCTGTAGCTATTGAGGTATGTTGTATGGGTCAGATAGTTAATGGAAAGACTTATGTTAATACTCCAGCCAATCCTGATCAAATAGTTAAGTTGGCTAAACCATTCCGTGGTTTCCAGTTTTGGCACAAATACTCAGATGCTCAGATAACTGCATTAAAACAATGGATACTATTTGTAGCTGAGAAATATGGTATTGATCCTAGAGTAGGTTTAGTAGAATATGTTAGAGCTAAAGGTGCTGATGGGTTTGATGTGTTTGATCCAGCTAGAGCAGAGAAAGTTCCAGGAATGTATTCTCACACCAATGTATTAAGAGGCAAAGTAGACATGTTCCCGCAGCAAGAATTAATTGATATGTTATTAAGCTTGTGATATGAAACTAAGAAACAACTGGAGGAACTCAAAGAAGCAGTGGGATAAAGTAATGATAAGATTGAGAGTATCTAGTTTAGATTTATTTTCACTAGAGATAGACATAGCAAGAGATTTTTACTTATTTACTATTCTAAACTTTACAATTAAAAATAGATAATTATGAAAAAGATAATTAAAAAACCAAAAACTAAAAAACTGGTTAAAGCTAATGAGGGCATCAATGTAAAAAGTGATCCACCTAAAACTAAGTCATTTAAAAATCCTTTAACTGGTAGAACAAGAGTAACTGAAGGTTGGAAAGAAAAATCAAAAACAACAGGAACTGTTGCACCACGTCCAGGTTATGCTGAAAAAACAGTAGATGTGTATAATAAAAAAGGTGACAAAATAAAAACAGTTAATAAAACAAGAGAGTTAGTGCAACAAGCTAAAGGTGATGGTTTTATTAGAAGAGGTAGAGATTTATGGGCTTATAAACAAAAAGTTACTAAACACAATAAAAAAGGATAATAACTAATATATACTATCCACACTAATCCAGGTACTTTCTATGCCTGGATTTTTTGTTTTAAATATATCTTGTTTAAACTTTTATTGTATATTTGTCTAAACTTTTAAAATATATAAAATGGAAAACATGAACCAACATGAAGCAGAAATGCACTTATCAGAAGAAGAATTAACAGTGAGAAAAGCTCAAATGCTTAAGTTCTATGAAGACTCTCTTCCCTATTTAGATGCTCAGTTAAACTATGAAAAGAAACTTGCTGAGATAGATGAAGTAAGATTCAAAAGAACATCTATCCAAATGCAATTAGCAATGATGATGAATCCTCAAGAGAATGAAGAATTTGAAGAGGAGAAAGAAATAGAAAGAGAAGATCTTGTTCAAGATGAAGTACCTACACCAAAAGAAAGAAAGCTTAAAAAACAATAAACCATGGCACTTGTAAACCAAGTACAGAAAAGGGTCAGAATGCCCAAATGGGATGTTGTAAAGTTTCAGATATTAACTCATTGTTATATTAACCGTATAACAATGAGTGATTCTGATTTAAACTGTCTTACTTTACTTAGTTTTAATCAGCCTATTGAACTCACTAATTTTTGTTATGATGCATCTTCTGAAGAAGAGTGGATTTTTAAAACACCACAGACTGTAAGAAATTGTATTAATAAAGCTGAGAAAAATGGATTGATTTTAAAAGATAAGGATAATAAAAAGATAATTAGTTTAAATCCAGATCTGAAAATACAAACAGAAGGTAACATATTGTTGGACTATAAATTTTTTGGTCAGAATGATACCAAAGAAACCATCTAGTTTGTATAAACAAGTTTCTGAAGATCTAGATATAGAACAAATACTAGTAGAAAATTTTGTTGACTTTTATTACAAAAAGATTAGGGAATGTGTGAGTAACATGACACACCCAAGAATAAATCTTGAAGGACTTGGTCATTTTATAGCAAAGACTAGTGCAGTTAAAAAATCTATATCAAGATGTAAGAAATCATTAGATAATCATGACACATCTACATTTGGTGCATATTTTAATAAAAAAAGAATTGAGTTAAAATTAGACCAACTCATAGCATTGGAAGAGAAACTGCTATCAGAAGAAAATAAAAGAGAAACTTTTAAAAAAGAAAAAGATGAAAAATACATTAAAGCTAATTTGGGAGAACAGGAACCAAATAATTGAAGGTATAACTAACTCAGTTATCAGAGATGAAACAGTGGAAGAAATAGCTAGATTAAGATATAGTATCTGTGATGAGTGTGAACACAAAGGAAAGAAGTGTGCTGTTAAAGGCACAGCTCCATGTTGTAATGAATGTGGATGCTCACTTAATTTTAAAACCAGATCATTATCCTCATCATGTCCATTAGGTAAATGGAATGCTATTGCTACTGAAGATGAAGAAGATGCATTAGATAACCTTAAAGATTAAATTATGAATGTACCAATTCCAAGTGTATATCATCCAGCTGGAACTTTAGTTAATGATGGCAGCCAAGTAATTAATACTATACCTGCAAACAGTAATGTTCCAGGATTCAATAATATATGGAGTCATATGCAAGATGCAGCTCCATCAGTTACACCAACAAGTACATTATCAGAAATTCTAGGTAGATTGGAAAGATTAGAACTTGAGAATAAGTGTTTAAGACTTAAGATAGCTTGTATGGAAGGAAAGTTTGATCAAGAAGAAGTAAGTAATATTAGAAAGATGTTGATCTCTGAGGATGAAGCATCAAGAACATTAGCTGAATCAATAATAGACAACGCATGAATTGGCCAGAACTAGAATCTTTTCTGACAGATGGTATTGCTTCTCAAGGAAGACAGATCAGTTTGTACACTGGACAAGCAGGAGCAGATTATCTTGCACACGCAATGGCTATTGAAAATTCTGTTGGATTTGTAGAATGGATGGAAGAAAGAAAAAAAATAGATTCTGATACAGCAAACAACTTAATAACTATGTTGAGGTCAGAAGACATAGATAATTTTAACATAGCAATACTTGCTATAGAACAATTAAAGAAATGAGTATAGTATTTAATGCAGCAGATCATAGCTATAAAAGCTTAAGTTCAGAAGAAAACATTAGCTGGACTAGTGTTACTTCTGTAGTATCAGCTTTTAAAAAACCTTTTGATGCAAAAAAGACTGCAGAGAAAGTTACTAAAAGTAAAAAGTCAAAATGGTTTGGTATTGATCCTGTATTGATACAACAAATATGGACTAATGAAGCAGACAGATCTACTACCTTAGGTACATGGTATCATAACCAAAGAGAAGATGATATATGTTCTTTAGCTTCATTAGAAAGAGAAGGAGTTACTATACCTGTATTTAAACCATCTGGTGAAAATGATGGAATAAGAATAGCACCTAATCAGAAACTAGAACCAGGCGTGTATCCAGAACATATGGTCTATCTTAAGTCAGCAGGCTTATGTGGCCAATCAGATTTAGTTGAAGTAGTCAATGGTAAAGTAAATATCACTGACTACAAGACTAATAAGAAGATAGATATGGAATCTTATGTAAACTGGGAAGGTATGTCAGACAAAATGCTACCACCAGTAGATAATTTAGATGACTGCCATTTCTATCATTATGCTTTACAATTGAGCATTTATATGTATATTATATTGAAGCATAACCCTAAGTTAAAACCAGGAAGAATATCCATACATCATATTGTATTTGAAGTGGAGGCTGAAGATAACTGGGGATATCCTGTAACTAAAAAAGATGAGAATGGAGATCCTGTTGTAAAAGAAGTTATACAAATCCCTGTACCTTATTTAGTAGATGAAGTACAGGCTATCATTCACTACATGAAAGATAATCCAATTAAAAAGAAATAAGATGTTTGCAAAACTATTTGATGTTCAAAATGGTGTGGTAATACCAACTGAACATTGCTATACACTGAAGGCTTTGAAAGATGTAATGGATGAATATCCAGATGAGTATCTTAAGATATACATGTATTTATTCTACATGTGCTGTCCAAATCCAGATATGAATCCTTTTTTCTTCACACCAGACATAGATAAAGAATCATTGATTCTAAAACAAATTGACGGAGAATTCTCTACTGAAGATGACACAATCTTTGCAGCACTTAGATTCTGTGAAAGAATGTATGAAACACCTACATCCAGAGCATACAAAGGAATTGCATCTATGCTAGATAGATTAGGAAGATATATGGAAACTAGTCAGATTACTACAGGTAGAGATGGTAACTTTAACTCTCTAATTGCTGCAGCTAAAAACTATGATGCAATTAGACAGTCTTTTAAAGCTACTTATAAGGATCTTCAAGAAGAACAATCCAGTAAAGTACGTGGAGGACAAGGACTAGCATATGACATGTAATGAGTGAAATTTATCAAGACATACCAACCTATGACAACGGAAACTGGACAACCACAAGTTTTGAATCCAGAGAAGAGTTCAGCAACTTTATCTTTGGAGTATTTAAAGAACCAGGTAAGTACAACTTCAATGAAACTACCAATGAAGTTTTTATATCTGAGTCAGTCAAGTTTAAAAAAGATGGAGTATATACTACAGCCCCATTCAAATCAAAAGACTATATAACATATTGGGATGATCAAAAACTTAAATGCCGTAAAGGTATTATAGTTAAGGATAAAGATAACACATGGTTTGTAGCTAGAGAATACTACATGTGGTTAAACTTCCTGCCTATCTTTGACAAGGAGATACAACAGTTTGGCTTTGCTAAAATCAGAGATGCTCAGTATCATATGGCCTTATATGAGCTATTAGCAGAACTTAATTACAAGCATTCAGCTATCTTAAAGAAACGGCAGATAGCATCTTCCTACTATCACATGGGTAAGTTTATAAATCAACAATGGTTTGAAGCTGGGGTTACTCTAAAGATGGGAGCAAGTCTTAAAGACTATATCAATGAGAAAGGGTCCTGGAAGTTCTTACAAGAATATGCTGCATTCCTAAATGAACATACAGCATGGTACCGTCCAATGTCACCAGATAAAGTAATGATGTGGCAACAGAAGATTGAAGTAAGAAAAGGAGATAGAAAGAATGAAGTTGGTCTTAAAGGTACCATACAAGGTATGTCATTTGAGAAAGATCCAACAAATGGTGTAGGGGGTCCGGTTAAATACTTCTTTCATGAGGAGGCTGGAATTGCTCCTAAGATGGATCAGACATATGAGTACATGCGCCCGGCCATGAGATCTGGACTTATTACCACAGGAATGTTTATAGCTGCAGGATCTGTGGGTGACTTGTCTCAATGTAATCCACTAAGAGATATGATCCTTAATCCATTATCTAAAGATATATATGCAGTAGAAACAGACCTGATTGATGATAAAGGTACTATAGGTATGTCAGGTTTATTTATTCCTGAACAATGGTCTATGCCTCCACACATAGATGCTTATGGTAATTCACTTGTAGAAGATGCATTAAAAGCTCTAGATGAACAGTTTGAGAAATGGAAAAAAGAATTAAGTCCGGAAGATTACCAGCTTAGGATATCTCAGCATCCAAGAAACATCAAAGAAGCTTTTGATCATAGAACAGTATCTGTGTTTCCTACACATTTACTTGCAGCACAAGAAAGAAGAATAGAGGAAAAAGAATATGCATATGAGTTCTTAGATATTAATCCAGATGAAAATGGTAGACCAGCTGTAATGCCTACAAACAAAAGACCTATATCAGAGTTTCCAGTATCAAAAAAGACAGAAGATAAAACAGGTGTTTTAGTAGTATGGGAAAGACCTGTTGAAAACCCTGAGTTTGGTAAAACATATTATGCTTCTATTGACCCCGTGTCTGAAGGAAAGACAACTACCTCAGATTCACTGTGTTCAATATATGTAATGAAAGCTCCAATTCAAGTAACTAAAGTAACTGGTGATCAAACAGAAACATATATAGAACAAGGTAAAATAGTAGCAGCCTGGTGTGGTAGATTTGATGATATAAATAAAACACATCAAAGACTTGCCCTAATTATAGAATGGTACAATGCCTGGACAATTATTGAAAATAACATTTCTTTATTTATCCAGTATATGATGTTTAACAAGAAACAGAAATACTTAGTACCAAAAAGTCAAATCATGTTCTTAAAAGATCTTGGATCTAATGCCAATGTGTTTCAAGACTATGGTTGGAAAAATACAGGTACTCTTTTTAAAGCACATCTTCTTAGTTATGCTATAGAATATTGTAAAGAAGAAATAGATAGGGAAACAAAACCTGATGGTACAATAGTAAAAACCAAATATGGTATAGAGAGGATTCCTGACCCTATGTTACTTAAAGAAATGAGGGAATATGCAGATGGAGTCAATGTGGATAGACTAGTTTCATTTGCAGCTCTTGTTGCATTTATGAGAATACAAGAATCAAATAAGGGATATCCAAGAGTTACAATCATGGATGATGTAGCTAAAAACTTGCAAAAGTCAGAAAATTTGTTTAAATTAAATAAGAGTATGTTCCGCCATATGGGATCAGGACAATTATCAAATGGTCAATCAATTAAAAGATCACCATTTAAAAATATAAAGTAAAGGATTATGCAAATAATAAACGCGTTACAAGCCAAAGCTGGAGCTAGGACCCAAAGTAATAGAATGGGTACTATCACTCAACCATTACAGTTTTTACCAAAAAAAGAAAAAGATGATGAGTGGGCAGCTTGGAACTTAGACTGGCATGAGTGGCAAGGATTAAAACAGATCCGTAGAAATGCCCGCAGGTTAATGAAAAATTATAAACTTGCAAAAGGTATTATTGATAAATCAGATTACATTATTGAAGAAGATAATGAGTATAGAGACATTGTGGATGTTCTTACAAAAGAAGATGCCTCTGCACTAGAGTTAAAGTTCTATCCAATTATTCCAAATGTTATTAATGTTCTGGTAGCTGAATTTGCAAAAAGATCTAGCAAAGTTACTTATAGAGCTATGGATGAGCTATCTTATAATGAAATGCTGGAGCAAAAGAGAAAGATGGTGGAAGAGACCTTACTCTCCGATGCACAGATGAAAATTCAAGCTGCACTTATAGAACAAGGAATGGATCCAGAATCTGAAGAGTTTCAGCAAGAGATGGATCCTGAAAAACTAAAGTCACTTCCAGAAATAGAAATGTTCTTCCGCAAAGATTATAAATCTATGATAGAAGAATGGGCAACACACCAGCATAAAGTAGATGTTGAGAGATTTAAAATGGATGAGTTAGAGGAAAGAGGTTTCCGTGATATGCTTATCACAGATAGAGAGTTCTGGCATTTCCGTATGATGGAAGATGATTATGAAGTAGAACTATGGAATCCGGCTATTACTTTTTATCATAAGTCTCCAGATGCTAGATATATATCTCAGGCTAATTGGGTGGGTAAAACAGATATGATGACACCATCTGATGTGATTGACCGCTATGGTTATATCATGACTGAAGAACAGTTAGCTGCACTTGAGGCTGTATATCCTATCAGATCTGCAGGTTATAATATTGGTGGTATGCAGAATGATGGTAGTTTCTATGATGGAACTAAATCTCATGAATGGAATACTAACATGCCATCTTTGGGATACCGTCAGTATACTACAGCTATGACAGGTAATGTACTTGAAGGTGGGGATGTTATTACACAAATACTTTCTGAAGGAGAAGATTACTATGATCAAGGTACTGCATATTTATTAAGAGTATCTACAGTATACTGGAAGTCACAAAGAAAGGTTGGACATTTAACAAAGATATCTGAATCTGGAGAAGTATTTAATGAAGTTATTACAGAAGACTACAAAGTAACTGACAAACCTATATATGATACTAGACTCTTTAAGAATAAATCAAAAGATAATTTAGTATTTGGTGAACATATTGATTGGATCTGGATAAATGAAGTTTGGGGAGGTGTGAAGATTGGACCAAATATACCATCTTTCTGGGGTATGAATAATCCTGGAGGATTTGCTCCTATCTATATTGGTGTTAACAGAAACAAAATTGGACCAATAAAATTCCAGTTTAAAGGTGATGCAACATTATATGGTTGTAAACTTCCTGTTGAGGGCGCAGTTTTTTCAGACAGAAATACTAAGTCTACTGCACTTATTGACTTAATGAAGCCATACCAGATTGGTTATAACATAGTAAATAATCAGATAGCAGATATCTTAGTAGATGAGCTTGGTACCATAATCATGCTTGACCAGAATACTTTACCAAGACACTCATTAGGAGAAGATTGGGGTAAAGGTAATTTAGCTAAGGCTTATGTGGCAATGAAGAATTTCCAGATGTTACCATTAGATACTTCTATTACAAACACTGAGAATGCATTAAACTTCCAACACTTTCAAAAACTAGATCTATCTCAGACAGAAAGATTAATGTCAAGGATTAATTTAGCTAATCACTTTAAACAACAAGCTTATGAAGTAATAGGTGTTAATCCCCAAAGAATGGGACAACAGTTATCTCAGATGACAGCTACCGGAGTAGAACAAGCTGCAGCTGCATCATATGCTCAAACAGAGGTATTCTTTATACAGCACTGTGATTACTTAATGCCAAGAGTTCATCAGATGCGTACTGACCTAGCACAATACTATCATTCAACCAAACCATCAACCAGATTAACTTACATCACATCTGCTGATGAGAAAGTTAATTTCCAGATTGATGGAACAGATCTTTTAATGAGAGATCTTAACATATTTGTTAGTACCAATGCTAATCATAGAGCTGTGCTTGAACAGTTAAAACAAATGGCTATGAATAACAACACTACTGGAGCTTCTGTGTATGACTTAGGTAGAATTGTACAATCTGAATCTATTGCTCAACTTAATACTGTACTTAAAGATTCTGAAGCTAAGGCACAGAAATCTAAAGAAATGGAATTACAGAGTCAACAACAAATGCAGGAAGAGCAATTACAAAAACAACAAGAGATTGAGAAAATGAAACTTGATGCTGTTGCTGCTGAGAAAGAAAAAGATAGACAAAGAGATTTACTAGTTGCAGAAATTAGAGCAGCTGGTTATGGAGCTATGGGAGATGTTAATCAGAATCAACAATCAGACTTTGCTGATCAAATGAATGAAATAAGAAAATCTGATGAATTCCAATCACAGATGACCTTACAAAGTCAAAAGGAAGGTAATAGAATGATTATAGATAGAGATAAAAATAATATTGAAAGAGAGAAGCTACAAGTACAAAGAGAGATAGCTGATAAGCAATTACAGGTAGCTCAAACTAATAAAAACAGATTTGATAATAAAAATTCTAAGGATAAAAAATAACCTTTAGCTATATAATGCAAAAATTTTATTTCTAATCTTTTAAATTTATCAAGTTTATTTTGTATATTAAAGTATAACATAAAACCAACAACATGAGTAAAGAAGCCCAAGACCTTAATGAAGAGGTCAAAGATTCTACAACGGTAGAACAAGTAGATGTAAATATTGATGAACTCTTTGGAATACCAGGTGCGGATAGTGTAATGCTTCCGTCAGATGGTGAAGAAGAGAAACCAAAGTCTTTATTTTCTAAAGAGAATATAGACACCACGTTCCTTGACAATAAACCTGCTAGTCCTGCTGAAAAACAGGAAGCAGCTGAAAAGAAAGCAGAAGTTGAAGAAACAATAGCTGAACTTGATGGCTTAATTTCTCAAGAAGAAGAAGCTGGTAACAAAGGAAGACCTAAAGTAGATAAGTCAGGTCTTTATGAGTTAGCTCAAAAAATGATTGAGGATGGTGAGTTAATGCCTTTTGATGATGACAAACCATTAGAAGATTATACTACTAAAGACTTCAGAGAGTTATTTGAGGCTAACTTTAATGAGAGAGAAGCTAAAGTAAGAGACAATGTTCCAAAAGAATTTTTTAAAGCTTTACCAGAAGAACTTCAGATAGCAGCAAAATATGTAGCTGATGGTGGACAAGATCTTAAAGGCTTATTCAGAACATTAGCTCAAGTAGAAGAAATGTTTGAGTTAGATCCAGATAATGAATATGACCAAGCAGAAATTGCAAGACAATATCTTTATGCTACTAACTTTGGAACAACTGAAGAAATAGAACAAGAGATTCAAGATTGGTCTGACTTAGATAAATTAGGACAAAAAGCTAACCAGTTTAAACCAAAGTTAGATAGAATGCAAGAAGAGATTGTTGCAAGACAGCTAGCTGAACAAGAACAGAAGAAGGCACAACAAGAGAAAGCTGCAAAAGTTTATACAGAAAATGTATATAACACTCTTGCAAAAGGTGAGATAGGTGGAGTAAAGCTTGATAGAAAGATTCAA